GATCGGCAGTCACAAAGAAAAGTTTAAGGGCTGGAAGTTGAGCAAGAGATTCTCTGATGAGCATATTGAAAGAGTTTATGGAAAAGATAGAATTAAACACTTGACTGCAAACCTGGGTGATGTTATTGTGGCTAACACAAGGGGCATTCACAAGGGGACAAAGACAGTGGAGAAAGAGAGAAACATGTACACTGTTGATGTGGTTATCCACCCGGAGAACTGGCAGCGTCCAAACTGCACAAGAAGCATAAACGAGCGTCGCTCTGCACGTTTGGCAAGCCCAACACGTTCTTCAAAGGTTTTAAACGGCCCATGAAGCTTACCAGGCAGGTATCCTGTGTCTCGGGTAGCGACATCGTCGCCCGTATCCCACGATTCTGCTACGGCCCTAGCGTCAGCCAGACCATCCTGTACTTTGCTAACGACGGCAAAGACCACGTCAATCCCCCTGCGGAACTTAAACGTGATGACTTCATGGCGGCCAAGACAGACGCGATCTCGGATCATTTCATGGAGGGTTACCAGAAACGCCTGACGGCTTACTTTAATCCCCCCAAAAAATCCAAAAAGCGAGGAAAGAAAAATGCTTAGACCTTTATTGTTAGTGGGCATCGTGGCGCTGCAAGGCTGCGCTGTGTCCGAAGAAGCTATAAAAAACAAAGAGTTATACTGCTCTGAGGTGTACAAGGGCATCCGCGCTGTCGGGCGCGTAGCCACTGAGGTTACCACAGGGGTGTCAGTCCCCGATATATGCGATACTATAGATACCATCACGGAGGAAAGCACCGAGGGAAAGTCGTAACGAACCTCGAAGCTTTGATCAAACTTTGGTTATTGTTCTATGAAACTTAGCGGATTACTTAAAACGGTTGCACCGACAATCACCAAGACGATTGCGTCCAGCAATCCGGTGGCCGGTATGGCGGTCAAGATACTGGCTGACAAGCTAGGCATCGATGAGAAGAACCCTGCAAAGATCGAGAAGTTTCTGGAAAAGAACCCAGAGCGGGTAGCCGAGGTTAAAGAAGCAGATCGAGAGTTCGAGGATAAGATCCGCGAGATGGAGATCGACCTAGAAGCTTTTCAGACAGAGGCCGAGGACGCCAAAGACGCACGACGGCACTTTAGCAAGGACCGAACAAGTAAAGCTTTTGCCTTGATTTCTTTGGTAGGTTTCTTAATATATTGCTTCTTTGTCACTTTAATGGGAGCAGATGTTGATGCTGCTACTACTAACCTGGTTATTGGCTACCTCGGAGGTCTCGTATCATCCGCAGCCTCCAGTTTCTACGGATCAAGTAGCAGTGTTAGAAAATAAAATGGATAAATTAATCGAAACACTCAAGCGCCACGAGGGCGTCAAATCTCGCGCCTATCAAGATCCCATGGGAACATGGCACATCGGTGTTGGACGTAACATCCATCCCGAGGGCTCTCATCAGGGCGTTGGTCTCAGTGAGGAAGAGATCGACTATATGCTCTCTAACGACATTGTGCGCACGATCAAAGAGCTAACCGAAGAATACCCGTGGTTCAGGACCCTTGACGACGGCGCACGTCGTGACGGAATCATCAATATGCATTTCAATCTGGGCCGATACCGCTTTGCCAAGTTCGTCAAAGCCATCGCTCACATGGAGGAAGAAAACTACGACGCCGCCGCTGCCGAGTTTCTTGACTCGCTGTGGGCTAAACAAGTCAAAGGTCGTAGCCTGGAAGTCACGGACATGATCAAGACGAATACCTATGTCTGATGATCCGTATATCTTTCAGTGCACGATCCTCAAAGTAATCGATGGAGATACAATCGATGTGGATGTGGATCTGGGCTGGAATATTTCTGTTACTAATCAGCGTATTAGGCTCTACGGGGTGGATTGTCCGGAATCTCGCACTCGAGATCTGGAAGAAAAGAAATACGGATTGGCGGCAAAGACATTTGTCCAAGAGTTCCTCAAAGTAGGCTCTGTCGCTACGCTGCGAACCTTAGAGAAAGGCAAGTACGGCAGGTATCTGGGAGACTTCAAAGTGTATGACAAGTGGCTCTGCTCAGAGCTGATTGCCCACCACCACGCCGTCGAATACTTCGGTCAAAGCAAGTCGGCCATCAAGGCTGCCCATCTGGCTAATCGAAAACTGGTTGTTTTGAACTAAAGAGTCCGATAAAATCCGATACAGTAAGGAGGATTTATGGATCAGTCTAAGTGGAAATCAGTCGTCGTGCCTCGGGAAACCTACCACGATATGAAACTCATCGCCCAGATCGAGGGGCGCACCATCTCACGTCAGCTACGCATGATCGTCGATCAGTGGAAAGACGACCACTTGACCGACAACGATCTGCAAAAGCTTGAAACGGAAAAGATTAAACTCGAAGTCGAGTCAGGCGCTCACGCTACTAGCTTTTCGATCTGAGGCCCGTCGCCCACGGTACAACCAATCCCGCACCGTATCGATAGGTATGTTGAGGGTCTTTGAGATCCACGCTACCGACCGCTCCTCGTTGTTCCGAAGATGGATAACGTGATCTACGACTTCCTGTGAATATTTCTTAGCAACCATACACATATTTTACTTGGAAAAAAATGTGATATCAAGCTTGACTACCAGGCTCGGGCGGGTATACTTGAATCTCTTGTAAAGAACCAAGTTAGCTCCTTGGTAGTTAAGTTGAAAGAAGCTCACTGGGTTATTTTATCCCTCTCAGTGGGCTTTTTTTATGGCAGCTAAAAAAGATAAAAAGTGGATACAAAAGGCAATCAAAAAACCTGGTGCGCTGCGCAAAGCCGCTGGCGTCAAAGCAGGTGAAAAGATCCCCGCCAAAAAATTGACTAAACTTGCCAAGAAGAAAGGCGTCACCGGCCAACGAGCCCGTCTCGCCAAAACGCTTGGTAAAATGCGCAAGAAAAAATAACAACCCCGAGCAAGGGCATCTAGTCATTCCCTTCTTCCACGGTTCGCCCTGTCCCGTGGCTCATCAATCAGGGCATATACACACATTTATCTGACACACTTTGTTACACTTTACCCCTTGATATACACATAGGAATCTGATACTATCGGGGGGTTCCACGTGGAACACCGTTCTTTAACATTTAATAAACTAATCAATAAGTTAGATAGGAGCTTATTATGCAATATCGGTTAAAAGAAAAGATCGATGAAATACCCGAGGATGATTACAACCGCGAAACTCAAGTCAAACTTTGGACAGAGTGGTGGGTAAATAACCTCAACAAATATGACCTTCATTATCTTGAGGAAATATTTGTAAACTGTGAGAAAGCTAGGAAAACGATGCCTGATTTAGGTTATTCAGGCGAACTCTCCATTATTCGTTCAAGAATAGAGAAACATGGAGACCATCAGGAGTTTGAGTTTGCAATACTCGGAGGGCTAGATAGGCAAGATGCTAAGAAAGCCGCTGAATACGCTTTGACGCTGCTCAAAGTCAGAGAGTGGACCTCTTAATTAACAACTGCCGCCCTTCGGGGCGGCTTCTTATAAGGAGCTATTATGTACATAGGTAAAAACGACGGGGTATGCCCCGTATCCCAAGCCGAGATCGACCGCGATCTCAACAAAAGCCGCGACCCACAAGTCCACCTAGATCCCGATGCCGCCTACGACGCCGAACAACTACGGCTCACGGTCCAAGACCAAGAGGCCATCTCCAAGATCCTGGTGGAAAACATCCATGCAACCAAAGACTTGCTCGACGCACTGGTCGAGTATGTACGCAAGGCACGTAGGGGATTGGTGTGAAATACGAACTGGACGAAGACGCCGTCGCGATAATTTTAGAGTATGTCGAAGAAGCTCTCGTTGAGATTGCCGAGATTTTGGACGGGCCTCAACACCAAGAAGGCGCTAACTGGACTACCTCTGGGATGCACATGGGTCGCGCACCGCGTTTTGCTTTAATCAAACAATTTGAAACTTTGGGAAATGTGCGCAATGCGTTACAGAGACCTATTCGATGTAAAGACGATGTCTTGGGATGGCCTGTGGAAAAGCTTGGACTTTGCGAGAGAGTTTTAAAGGCTATAAAAAAGAATTGTGTGGAAGAAGATAAGCTTCGCACCGTTGGAGAATTAGTCCGTATGACCGAGTACGAATTGATTAAATATCCCAATTTGGGCAAAAAAAGCATGACCGAGATAAAAGCTTGTTTAGCTTTCCATGATCTTTATCTATCGGACTAGTTACGTTATTCCCTTATATAGAAACCATTTCTGAAAAA